GCTAACTCTTGGACTTCTGTAGCCTATGGAAATAGTGTTTGGATAGCCGTTTCAAATACCGGAACAAATCGTGTAATGCGTTCAACCGATAACGGATTAACGTGGGCAACCGTAAGTGTTACGGCAGCCCCATGGTTTTCAATTAAATATGGAAATAGTGTTTGGATTGCTGCCGGTGGGGCAAGTAGTACGGAAATAATGCGATCTGTTAATGATGGCGTATCGTGGACTAATATAGCAGCTACCGAAGCAGGTACATATTATTCAATAGATTACGGAAATAGCGTCTGGATAGCTATAAGTTCAAATGGTGCCAATAGAATAATTAGATCTGTTGACAATGGATTAACCTGGTCAATAATAACTCCCGTTTCTTTATTAGCGAATAAAGCCGTTGCTTATGGTAATGGCGTCTGGATGATTGCAACTTATGGCGAAACATATTTTTTACGATCAATGGGTTTACAAGATAATACAATAAAAGGAATTGCGCAATATATACCACAAAGTGGAGAAATAACCGGAAGTTATATAACTGACGAATCCGGGAATAACATAATAGATGAATATGGTAATTTAATTATTTCTGAAGGTTCTGATATAATCGCCTGTACTGCGGATGGAAATATCTGGAAAAATTACGATATTTTATTAAAAAGCGGGCTTACAATAAACCTTAATTATAATTTTGAATATTTTTACGGAAAATTATTTATAACAAATAAAATAGATTATCCGCAGGTTTATGAAAATCAATATTCATATACTTACGATATGGGATCTCCCCCAAAATGTACCGCTGTTCTTGGAAGCGGAGCAGGAAGTCTTTCCAATGGAGCTTATTCTTATAAAATAACCTTTGTAACCGCAAGCGGAGAATCGACCGGAGGAACCGTTTCCGATACGGTCACGGTGATTGCTTACGGAACAAATGGTAAAATAAACCTTAGTAATATCCCGTTGGGGCTTTCAGCATGCACTGCAAGAAAAATATATAGAACTAAAGCCGGTGGAACTACTTATTATCTTGTTACTACAATAACCGATAATACGACCACAAGCTATATTGATAACACAGCGGATTCGGCATTAACGTCTACAATATCGGATGAAACCGATGATGAAAGTCTGGCTTTTTTACCAACTGACTGGGTTACCGGATTTCCTTCTCATTTTATGATGCATACCATAAACAATCAGCAGAGAATGTGGGCTTGGGGATGTGAAGGATATCCAAATAGACTATACGCTTCAGCTAACGGAGAGGAAGATTTTTCAGATACTAACGTTATAGTAATATCCTTAACCTGTCCTAAGATAATAGGGATGGTGGAATCCTTCGGGAAACTTCTTGTATTCAGTCAGGAACAAACTTTTATTGTAGATGCCTCGGCTCTTACCGTGTCCAACTGGGGATTTCAATCTGCAATCTGGAAAGGTGGAGCTGCCAATCATAATCTTATAGTAAAGACTCCTACTGATGTAATGGTAATGTCCCCGGAAGGAAATATCTTCTCAATTGCTGCAAGCGAGAAATATGGAGATTATGAAATTGCTTCTTTGTCTAAACCTGTTTTTATAAATGAATGGATTAAGAATAATATTGATTTAACGAAACTTGAGAATTTTTTCGCAAAATATGATCCCGAAATAAGGGCTGTTAAAATATTCATGGTTCCACTGGGATAGACTTCCCCTACCCTATGTCTTGTTTATTTTATCGATAAAAGTTTAAAGGGATGGAGTAAACATACTTTTGATGTATCACATAACTGTTCGGCGGTTATAAAGGTATCTGAAGAAAACTGGAAAATATACACGGGTGGTGGTGATGGTAAAATATATCAACTTGAATCTTTAACTTTAAGAGATGATGGAGAACGGTATGAATCCAGTTTTTCTACAATTCCGATCGTATTTGATAATCCAAGAAACGAAAAACAATTTGATAGAGTATGGACGGTTCAGAAACCGATGGGTACCGAATCCCTGGCTATTGATGTATTAATTGACAACCGTGCTTTAACTACCCAATATATTATAATGACCGGAGCCGATACAATACTTAATAATTTTGAATGTTTTATCGGAGCTACCGGACGAAGAGAACAAATAACAATAACGAATAGTGATGGGAATAATTATTTTCTATCACAACTTTTACTTGATTATCAAGATTTAGGAGGACAATAATGTCTGATAAACAGATTATAGATTTTAGTGCAGTTATAACACCGGCACTTACCGATGTTCATGTAGTGCAGCAATCCGGAGTTACCAAGAAAGAAACAACGGAACAAATACTTTCGCTGATAGATGCTGATATTATTGACATTACTTCTTTGAGCTGGAAAACAGATGATAACACATGGACTTTCAGTTCTGCCAATACTTATTTCCCGGAATATGTATTTAATGTCAATGCCGATGCAACCGGATATTTATATGTAGGACAGAAAATAAAATACACACAGTCTTCTGTGGTTAAATACGGGATTATTGTATCGGTGGGAACATATACCGGAGCTTTAACTCCTGTCACAATATATGGCGGTGGAACAGTTTCAAGTCCTTCATATCAATTAACGAATACGACTATAACTAGTCCGTGTTATGCTACAATCGGAAGACCTGTAGATTTCCCGTCCAGTCCAATTACCTGGTCGACAATATTTTCAAGTTCTACTGCGCCGTACATGGATGATGATACTACTAACATAGTATCGGGTACATGGTACGGAGGAACAAATCTATGGACAAGCGGTAGCGTGGTTTCTCCATATTTGGGAACCGGAGTATGGGATATATCTTTTTCGGGGACAGGATATATTATGCAGGCCAATAGTTCCTCAAATGAAGATATTCAAATGTATATGACTTTATCAAGTTCGGGGTCTTCAGAAAGCGATTCGGGGTTTACGTCGGGAATGTATTTCAGATTAAACAGTGGTTCCGAGGTTGAGGATTTAGATTATTTTTCCAGTTTCTTTAAAAGGCAAAATATAGTATTAACAGCAGTTACCCAATTCTGGGTAATGATGAAAGCAGTATGGGGATCACACGGGGACACTGACTGGCTTCAAATCAGAGGAGATATAAATCCTACTAAAGTGGTTGCGCAATGTGCTTATCTGTAAGAAAAATGAAAGTTCCGGATATTCAAGATATGAAAAATTCTCTTCTGGGAGAAGGAACTATTTTAGAGATCGATAAAATGTATCCGGAGAATACTTATATCTGGAAGATAGACGATATTTTTGCGGGATTTTTCCATTTCAGAATAGAACAAAATGTTCCTTCCTTGCGGCATTTTTATATCAGTAAGGATTTTAGGAATATAAATAATGCCCGAGGCTTACTCAATGAATATAAAAAAATTGTTCATGGAATGGGGTTTAATGTTTCTTTTATTTCAGTTAATAAACCATACTTAGAAAAACTTGTAGAATATAAATTCAAAAAAGGGCCGTATGCAAGACAGGGAAACGTAACGGCTTATTTGGTGGAGGTATAAATGTCAAATCCATTTAGTACTGCATGGAATGAAGGGGCTGTGAGTAAAGGACTTAGCGGAGATGTATCCGGCGTAGGCGATGTTATGCATAGTACAGGATTAAAAGCCGATACTCCTTCCATGTCTGATGAAGAAAAAGAAGTAATGAGACAACAGGCTCTTGCATTAAAAGCTCAACAGCAAATTACTGCAAATCAGTTCCATTACAAAATAGATGATGATGGGAACTGGACAAAAATGTCTGATGAAGAATGGTACGCCGGAGCAGGAGATACCGAACGCAAACAATGGGATATATATAAATCTCAATTGAATAGATATGGTCAGGCATTAGAGGGAAGTCTCCCACTTTCTAAGGGTATGCAAACACAAAAGACGGAAGAATTCAGTGCTTTAAAAAACGCAACCGGATTAAAAGGATCAAATGCATCCAATGCTAAAGGATTAGACACTCTTGGAGCGCAAAGACTTAATGCTTTTAATACCAGATGGACAAATATTCAAGATCAGGCACAACAAGAGGCCCTGGGACAGTCCGGAAATATGGTTGCGCAGGGACAGGCCTTGACGGGATTCGGGACAGGAAACGTTCAAACAGTAGGCGCTACAGGACAATATAATTCGTTACTGGAACCATATCAAAATTATAATATGCTGAAATATCAATCACAGGCACAGAATCAGCAAACTACTTATGGTCTTCTAGGAACTGCTGCCGGCCTTGCTGCAAGTTATTATGGAGCCGGGGGGGGCTGGGGCTATAGCAGCAGCAAGTAAACGAGAATTTAAGACCGAGATTAAACCGAAGTCTGAAAAAGAAGAAGATAAAGCCCTTAAATCTCTTGTTGGAATGAAGTCTTATGAGTATAGATATAAAAAGAAAATGAAATTAGGAGACGAAAAGCATTTAGGAAACATGGTTGAGGAATCTCCGAAAAGTATTATAACACAGAATAAACAGGCCATAGACTTAAATTCTAAAATGGAACTTATATCAATGAGCTTAAAATCTCTTTATCGCAAAGTTGATAAACTTCAAAAGGCAGGTGCATAATGTTACAGATTAATTATCCAAGCATGACGAATGCTTTCGCTACGGGAGCAGATACCGGAATGAAACTCGGAAGTATGATCCGTGCAAATAGAGAAGATAACGCAAAACCGAATATTCCGATTCCGGATCCCGGACAAAAACCGCAAATTGATATTTCTGTGGTTATGCAAAACGAACAAAAAGATTTAGAGACTTACGGTAAATATTACGAGAAAACAAAAAAATTAGAACCGGAACAGAAACAATGGATATTCGATGATCTTAAAAAATCCGGTGCTATTACAACTCCCATAGGTCAAACCGTTTTTAATGGTAATATTAAACCGGAGGAAATATCAGATGTTTTTAATAATATTAGAAATAAAAAACCCACAGCGCAAGCGGATATTGATTTATTGATAACCAACGCCGGAGGTAAAGACAGCCTGGCAGGTAAAGCAATAAGCAATAAAATAGCAGAAGCGCAGCAAATGCAAATCAAGTCAGATGATGATTGGGCTATTAAAGCAATGGATACCCTGACGGTTATAGATGATGTTCATAAAAATTTAAAGAACTTTACCAACAAAAGAGGTGAGGCAAGCGATTCTGTTATTAAAGCACTTTCCAGTGAGAACTATCTTGTTAATCAACTTTATATGATGGGAGGAGAATATAGAGAATGGGCTAAACAATATGTAGATCAAAGAACTCAAAAAGAAGGATTAACATTTAGTCAAAGAATGGCTTTAAAGGGAGCCGGCTCTCCAAATATTAAAGTATTATATGATCAAAAAGGAAGAATGGCTATTCTTAGAAATGGTATGGTTGATAAAACTCAATCAAATCCTGATTTTACATTAGTAGGTGCTAAACCATTAACAAATATTCAATTTGCTCAACAAATTATGGATGGTGCAGTACAACCAACTACTGATATTTATGATATTTCTAATGAACCGGGTTCGATGACTCCATCTGAAAAAAAAGTAGCAGCACAGAAACCGGCATCATCCGAAAAAAATAAATTAAAACCATTAAAACAATCAGATGTTGATAGATTTTTAAAAGAAAATGGGAATGATCCCGTTAAGGCTACCAAGGCTTCAAAAGATGCAAAATATGATACGAGTGTTATTGTTAAATGAACGCTTTTGGAATAGAAGAAAAACCAGAAACAACAAATGCGTTCGGGATACAGGAACAACCCGAAAAATTAAATGCTTTCGGAATAGAAGAATCTGGAAGCAAATTAAACGCATTTGGTATTAATGAAAATATTAAAGAACCCTCTTTTTTTGATAAAATAAAATCTTCTATTCCTGCCGGAGTTCCTTTTATTGGGAATACCGAAGGTGTTATTGAGAAACAGGTAAATTCTCCACTTGAAGGAAATTGGCAGAATATCGATATTAAACAAGATGAATTACAAAAACGTATTGCCAAAAATAGAAATCAAGAAAGTCAAGATACGGCTAGTAATATAACTGATTTACCACATTGGTATAGTCCAGATCCTACTTTATTATTAACAGGTGGAGCCTTAGGAATTAAGACTGGCGTTAAAGCAGGACTAAAGGGTTTGCCATTATTAGGTGCAGCTGCTAAAGAGGCGGTCGGATGGTTTACTATGGGAGCTTCGGATTTACCAGAAATAGCAACATCCGTTGGGAAAAAATTTTTATTTAAACCAAATAATATTGCAGAAAAACTTTCTGAAAATAAAATAAATGATATTGAAAAAGGATTGGAAAATCTTGCGACACAAGAAAATATTAAATCACAATCCGGTGCATTAACTCTTAAAAAAGAAATATTTAAACCTTCTATTCCCATGGATAATATTGAATCTGAAGCATTATATCAATCAGCTAAAGGAATTAAAAAAGTAAATATAATTCAAAAGATAAAAACGGTCGCAATAGAAGTCGGTAATAAATTTACAAGAGATTTTGAAAATCTTTCCGGTAAAGACCCCAAAAATGCACAATTAATATTTGATTTAAAATTTCTTGAAAAACAAAAAGATGTGGTCGCGGATCGTGCAACTAGAAATATTGCAGAAACTTTATCAGAACTTGATAAAAATGGATATGATATATTTAATCGTAAAATCATATTTAATGATTTATTATCGGATGTTAATAAGGGACTTTACGAAAACAAAGAACTTCCTTTTAAACTGACTAAAGAATCTTTGAATAAAGAAATAAATAAGATTGATAATGCAATAAAAGATAATCCAATTTTACAAAATGCTTTAACTAAACGTCAATTAATGTGGGACAAAGTTCAATCTGAATATATTGATGCGCTTAAACCCTATAAGCTTGGTGTTGAAGATATGTTCAAGGACAATTACTACAGGCATCAGGTTTTAGATTATGTAGATAACAATGGTATATTTGGAACAGGCAAAAGACTTAAACCTCCTACGAATAAAGGATATACAAAAGAACGCACGGGATATTCAGGACTGTATAATACAGATTATCTGGAATCCGAACATCAAATTATGTCTCAAATGTTACATGATGCCGAGACTGCAAAAACTTTAACCAAAATAAAGAATAAAGAAGATATATTTAAATCAATTAAAACTCGGGCAAAAGAAAAAGGAATAGATGACTGGAAAAAACTTATACCGGATGGTTATACGGTTTGGCAACCGAGAGAAGGCAATGTATTTTATCCGGCGATGACAATATCTGAAGAAACTGCCAAGAAAATATTAACTGGTGAATTAGATAATATTGCAGGGATAGGAAAAGAACTGAAAGAAGTATTGGCTATAGGCGGACGCAGGCCGGAATGGGTGGTAAGACAGGAAGTAGCAGATACACTTGATAATCTTACCAGAGAAAGAACTAAAGGTATTATTTCTTCTGTAGATTTTGGAGTGATGAATGCATGGAAAAAATGGCAACTTGTATCTCCCAGAAGATTTTTCAAATATAATATAAGAAATCTTTCAGGTGATGCAGAGTCTTCATTCCTTGGAAATTCTAAAGGATTTTCTAAAGTCCCGCGTGCAGTTAAGGAATTAGGCGAAGTATTCTTTAATAAAAAACCTATCCCCGAAGATATGAAAGCATGGTTTAATCGTGGCGGAATGTCGTCTACATTGCAAGCTCAGGAAATGGATGGGCTAAAAGAAATGTGGATGTATTCACGTTTATATGAAAAAAAAGGCGGATTGCCTAATGTATGGAATCAATATTGGAAAAAAGCAAGACTGGCTACAGATTATAGAGAAGCAATTTTAAGATATTCTAATTTTTTAGATTATAAAGAACAGCTTATAAAAGGAAATGGAATACCTAAAAATTATGGTGCATCTAAACCCGAAATGATAGATGCTTTAAAAGATATAAATGATAAAGCATTCTGGTTGTCAAATGATCTTTTAGGTGCTTATGATAGAGTGTCAGTAGGAGGACATTTTTTAAGAGAAAGAATTTATCCTTTTTGGTCATGGCAGGAGGTTAATGCTAAAAGATATTTACAATTATATAAGAATGCAGCAAATGATGGTAATCTTACTATGACTATAGGTAAAAAATTAGGGGCAACTACTCCAAGAGTTGCTTTAAAAATAGGTTCTTTAGCTATTAAAACAGCAGCATTAACTTCTGCACTGGCCGTATATAATAATACTATATTCCCGGAAGAGGAAAAAAGATTACCAAGAGATATTAAAAATACACCTCATATAATTTTAGGAAAAGACGATCAGGGTAATATACAATATTTCAATAGACTTGGAACCTTAAATGATTTTATTTCATGGTTTGGACTAGACAGCGCTCCAAAATTTATAAATGATTATTTAAGTGGAAAACAAACAACAAAGGAATTATTAAAATCACAGATAGAAGAAACAACAAAGGCTCCTATAAATAAAATAACCCAGGGTGCCTTTCCTATAACTAAAGTTGCTTATGAAACTATTACCAGAAGATCAACGTTTCCTAATATTTTTAAACCTGGTACTATACGAGATCGTTTTTTAAACGTAGCAAGATCATTTGGATTAGAAAATGAATATACTGCACTTGCGGGACTTCCGTCTAAAGGATATTCGGATTCTATTAAAAATTTTGTTATATATAAAATAGATCCCGGTGAAGCTGCTTATAGAAATATATACGATCTTAGAAACGATTTTTTAAAAAAATTGGGAAAAGAGGCGGAAGGATTCTGGCTGACTCCATCTGGCGATGCATATTATAATATGAAACTCGCTATTAAGTATAAAGATAAGAAATCATTTTCTAAATATTTTACCATTTTTACTGACGTTATGAAAGAACAAATGAAACTAGGTAATATGGGTTCTTCTATAATGAATATAATAACTTCAATGCATCCTTTAAGTGGTTTAACTCCGGTTGAACAAGCTAAATTTATTAAGTCTTTAAATGATGATGATAAAGAAATATTAAAAGAGGCTATGAATTTTTATAAAAACAATCTTACAAATTTAAGTAATATGTATTTAAAAATTAAAAATTCTAAGGAAAAATAATGGAACATCTGGCGACTAAAAGTGACGTTGAGAAAGCAGAGCAGCTCATGGGTGACTTCTGGATGGTGGTACGCAAAGAACTTCATGAAGCTATCGAAGCCACTGAAAAACGAATACTTACTGAAGTGTCCGAGTACAAGAGTATCATTAATGAATTTTTTGATTTTGTAAAGATCACTTTAAGAGAACATTCTGATGAACTTAAAGAACATCGAGACGAAATTAAACAATTACGAAAAGAACTTAGTTCTTTGAAAAAGAAGGTAAAGTGAAATTTTCTTTTCAGGAACAGAAGGAGACCTTGGGCGGCGCTTCAATTATATCTCTCAAAAAATCAACAAGCGATATTACAATCAATGACCCGACAACAGGAGATATAACTTGCGAACTTAAAGCCGCAGATTTTACGGGACTGACGGCAGGCTGGAAATATATCGGTGCCTGTGGTGTTAAATCTGACGGCGAAGAAGAAATTTTTGAGATTACCGAAAATGGGCGTCTGATAGAGCAGGTCGAATTTATAACAAGCCCGGTGACGTCGACA